ACAGGTGTATTAACTACTGCACCAGGAAATTTCTTTGGTGTTCTATAGAATGTTGTCTTGTCTAACATAAATACAATACTACCTACAGACATACAAAAATTGCTTGGTAATTCTGTAAATATCCATTTTTGATAGTCATTTTGAGGATTACAGGGCGTTAATTTAAAAGTATTATCAATATTTGCTGTTAAGCATAAATTTTCATTAGTGCTTATACTTGAATTTGATGATTTATACATAATATTTCCATTTGATTGTTTTAAAAACATTTGTCCTCTTTTTTCACCATTACAATCTTGTATGGTAAGATCAGAATCTTCAATAACTCTACCATCTTTATTTAAATCTGCTGAAATACAATAATTGTTATTATTCTTTAATCTTATAGTATTATCATTCTTCATACTAAAGTTTGTTCCAAAATAATTAGGGTCTCTGCATCCACCCATTTTAAGTTTTCCCTTTACTGGTGTTGGATTATAACAAATAGTTTTTTTACAAGTTCTAGTTTGTCTATTATATTCTCCGTTTAAGGATTCACAAACTCCTCTATTTTTTACTCTAAAATAAGCATCACTTTTATTATATGTTTTACATGCTTCATCCTCTAAATCTTTACTCTTTGGCATAATAATAGTATGTTTATTAAAAACACTATTACATAATTCAAAATTACAGTCTGCTATTCCTCTCTTTGCAGTTGGATTTCCACCCATTGCTTTACAATCTTCTACTGGAACTATCATCTTCATTTCTCCTATTTTATTGCCTCTTGGACAACTCTCTAGTTTATTTATATACATTTTAGATGCTATACTATTGTTCGTTGCCATATTGATATTACATGTTGGTGTATCTAATTCTACACCGGTCAAATTTCTACAACCCTGAGCATCCATAGGAACATTCGCTATATAGTTGGTATTATCAGTTCCATCAAGTGAAGATTTTACAAAAATAGAATCACCAATTTTTTCTGATAATATTTTTCCAGTTGGAGGTTTTAACTCTTTATAATAATCATTCCAATAACTATATGGAACAGTAACACATTGAAGATTTCCAGCTCTATTTGTTTCATTATTTACTATTTTATAATCATTATCTGTAATTTCATTAAGATTATTGTAAAGATTGTATTCAGTAAATTCACCATCCTTAAAGGTTCTTATAACTTTAAAACAACAAGACTCTTTATTAAGTGCATCAATATTTTCATTATCTAAGAATAAATTATCATCAATGTAATCAGGTGTCTCTTTAATTTCATATACTGGATTATCAATATCATTTGGAAGTTTTAATGATTTATAACTTATTTTGTTCCAAGGACCATCATATTTACCACCTGTATTTTTATCAACATTTAAACTACTTGTAAAGTAACGCATATTTGATTTTGTCCAATCATTTGATAGTGTATATCTTGTCCAAATACCAATTTCACTATTAAACCATACATTTCGTAATTTATTTAATGTTCCCATTTCTTCTTCAAAAGAGTATTCTACAGGTTTTACCAAATCAGCTCTAACACAATAAATTAACTCTCTAGATGGAGGAGCTGAACCTCTTTCAAATTTAAACACATTTCCCATTGCAATATATCCATCTGGTGGTTTTGGTTTCCATATTGAAAAGTATTGTTCATCTCCCTTTATTATTTCGCCATTATTATAGACTTCAGTATATCCTTCTGGTTTTTTTACTGCACCATTAACAAGAAATGTTCTTAGTTTATTTATTGGAATTTCTCCATTAAATATTTGGTTACTAGGTATTTCATCTAATCCAACTACAATATCACCTAATGGTCTAAATTCTTTTGTTCTTAATGGTCTAAACACAAAAACTTTTTTAATCCCATCTTCTAATTTAAATTCCAATGAACCAACCTTTTTATATTTATTAGTTAATGTTTTATAAACTTTCTTCTTTTCAGAAAAATTTGGTTTATATTTTATGTAATACAAAATATCAACTAACTTATCGTTAATCTTTTCCCTAATAACATAACCAAATGAAGTGTATTCATCTTTTCTACAAATAGGGTCTAAAGGCATAAATGATGTTTTATCCATAAAATCAACTATATCGTTACTCTTTTTTCTAAAACTTAAAAATTTTGAATCTTCTTCATACTTACCTAAATACATTTTTTCTCCTCCAACATTTGTTATAATATTAATGCTGTTTCTAAATTTTTCGTTTGGTGAAATTTCAAATGAAAATAATGAATTTGATAGTGTAGTTTCTAAACCTATTTTAATGGGAGCATCAACTGACCCAATACTCCACATTAACTCATTATTTGAAAATGTTGCTAGTTTTATTGGAGAATCGATATTATTTTTAATAAAATCATAATTTATTGGATAACTATTTATTTTATCTGGTTCCTGATTTAGTAATTTACTTCTTGAATTCATCATTTTCTTTTGTTTTTCTGTTAGTTTTTTAAGAAGAGTGCTTTGTTTCAATTTAATTGCTCTCTTAGAAAAGAAATACTGATAAGTTCTCAAATTTTCATCAACTGTTTGATAATTCATACATACAAAATGCACTCCAGAATACCAAATATCTTTTGGATTAAAATTAAGTGAAAAGAAGTCATAGTCAGGAATTACAATTGTAAGCATGTTTTTATTCATTTCTACTAAGTCTTTTCCACCGTCTAATGCTGCTATTTTATAACCACTAACAAATATATCTTCTCCAAATTCTTCATTTTTAAATGTAATTCCAGATACATTCTTAAATGACATAGTATCTTTACCTATCCTATCAATTTCAATAATAGTAGTTCCTGTAACATTTTGTGGATTTTTTGAACCAGATAATCTTACAGAATAACCTCGTGAAAATCCTAATTCTCTAAAATCCTGTGAATAATCATTTAATTTTATATAGTTCATACCTATTCCTTTGTGAAAAGAAATTTTATTACTCTTGAAAAGAATATCAGGTGCATTAACATTAAAGTTTTTTCTTATAATAATATCTGAATATTCGAGACGTTGAAGGTTTCCATTTGATTCACTAATATTAACAAATTCCTCTAATTTTGTTCCTGCAAAACCACTATTACTCATAATTACTATTCTATCCATCAAATTACACATAGGAGTATTTGCTAAATTTTGATGTTGGAATCTATATCTTGTATCGAGTATTCTATCGCCAATTTGCTGAACAATAAGGTCAGCGCATTGATTTAATGTGCCCTTAAATTGTGTTTTTATATCAAGAAAAATGAACAATGGGTCGTTAAAATTTGTTATAAATTGTTCTGAAAATGCGAATTCTTTAATAATAGTTAATACATCTCTAAATGATACCACATTTGCAGTTAATTTCCAATTACCGCGCTTATATCCATTTGATACGACTGGTTCAGCATCATTATTTTGTTCTCGTGAAAATATTGAAAATTCTAAATATCTAACATTGTTTCCCAATGTATTTTTAATCATATCAGTTGAAATATAATCTGCCTTTTGAAAACCTGATAAACCAGTCATATGACTACTTTTTATATGAAAGTCTGCTAACTTTCTTACTCTAAGTCTTGGATTGCAGTAATCTGTCTGATAAATCATATTATTAGATAAACTAAGTTCATTGGAAACTATTTTCTTATTTACACGATACTTTTTAGAAAGCATGTAGCCTAATACTGCTACCATAATTATAAGAAGAATAAAAGTTATATGCATTGAATATTTACTTAATCTTTCGGCAATATCCATTTAATAAATAAAAATATTTTAATTTTAACTACACTACTAATTCCTAAATGTGAAGTCTAAATTTACAGGTATTAAACACTTTTTATTCTTTGGATCATAATATTTATCAGGAAGATTTAATTTCATAGCTTTATGATACAGGTCTAGTGTTAAATGAAAATAATCAAACTCACTCATATCTTTAAACATACAAGAGCCATGTTTTAAATATTCATGTTTCCAAAAATCTGGATTATCATTATCATTTGAATACCAGTAAATGTTTAATTCTGGTATAAGAGGTTTTAGGGCATCTAATGAAAAAGGTATATTTTTACAATAACTGGGATAATTATTGGGGTCATATTGTGGCCAAAGTCCATGAATACTCCAAGGAACTTCGCTATATTCAGACTCTTTTATAAGAGACAAGTAGTAAAATCTCTTATCATCTCTGATAAATTCTAATAAAAAGTTTGCAATATTAAACATTTATATTATTAATCTAGAATTTTGTAGCCGATTTTTGTAAAAGCATTAAATCTATCATATTCTGCATTTCTAATTTTTCATCTAATACAGTCTTGGGTTTTTCTCGTTTGTCTAACATTTTTTGGTCTTCTTCTAAAACTGTTTTTTCGTATTTTTTAAATTGTGCTATTACTAAATTTATACTCATTATACTTTTTATTAAATGGTGATAATCATTAACTATTGGTTTATTTACGTTATAAAAGTCATTAGTAAATTGAATTGCTGTAACTAATAAATAAATCTTTCTTGATTTTGGATTAAAATTATAACGATAAAAACTATATAATGCCTGAACTTGTGTTGCTGTTTGTGAATCTTTTCCCTTAGCACTCTTAATTATATATTCCCAAAATAAGAAAAGATAGTCACTACAATATTTACTAGCTATTCCTGTTATATTTCTAGGAACAATAAAAATACCCTCACGTTTTTTTAATTTTAATTTTTCCACTTGTATTATCCAAGATAACCATATCATTGCCTTTTTTATTTCATTATTCCTATGACTATTTATAAATTCATTTAAGGCTAATGATACTTCCTCAGAATCTCCATGTTGAACGTATCCTTCTATAAAATTTAATATACCAACGGTTTTTTCTGGTGCAGTTTTTATACCTGGAAGTGATAAATTACTCTTATTTTTAACACTATATACTAGTATAAATATCATTTCTGTTATGCTATTTCTTATAGATTGGTCATTTCTATATAATAGGTCAATTGATTTATCGCCCTTAAGAATATCGTTATAATATTCACGTAATCTTATAAAATAGGAATATCTATTATAAAAAAATATTGGAAATGTAGGATTTTTTGTATTAATATTTTTACAATAAATAGTAATTAATGTTTGCATCAATTTATCACATTTTCCACTTGATAATAAGTCTAAACTACAAAATAATGCCTTATTAAAATTAGGTTCTTTTAAAATATATTTTTTTAAATTTTGAAAAGAATCATTGATTATTAATCCACAAAAGGTATTTTTTGAAAAAAATTTAATATTTCTATTATCATTTATCTTATACTTATTATCCATTAAGGTTAATTTAATATTAACTTAAAAATAAAAACGGAGAGTTAAGCGAATTACAATAATTTAGATACATTTTTTATTTCCTTGTATAGCTTCTTACTACTTATTTTTACATTAGGATTTATGTCTTGTAAGTCATATATTTTTATAATAACAGCTAAGATTTTAGGGTCATAATCCATAAGCTTATCTAGTACTGAAATTGTCCCCTTTTCAACCGAATATTCTATTAACTGGGTAAAATCTTTATAAATTAGATACAATTCAAGTTGATGAAAAAGAAAGTGATAATCATTAACATCTCGATTTTTTTCAAAAACACAGTAAATTTCGTGCAAGACAAATATTAAATTACTACTACTA